CATTAATGTGCTCCCGGGTCTCCCGATCCAGCCAGCACAGGTAGTCGCGGCGAACCCGCCGCAGCCAATCGGACCCGGTCCTGGTGGACCAAACGCGCTAGTCGCGGCTATGCCGGACCCCAATCGTCCGGCTAACCTGATCAACACCGTACTCTTCCTTTTCCAACGTCCTACGTTGATGATCATGGTCGTGTATGCCATCGTGTTGTTCATACTCAACGTAGTCGTCGCCACAGAAGTAGGCTTAGTTGCGGGGAGACGAGTATTCATTGCGTTCTTTTCCATGTACTGTTGGGAGGTTACCTCCTTCATGTTCATGAATTATCGCATGATGGTCTCGGCTCGTATAGCTACGCTATTGGTGTTGTGTATCAACTACACGCAGCACCAAAGTCTTGACTGTCGCGTCCACCAGGGTAGTGGCCTCAACCCTGCCGAGGGGGAACACGCCGTTCCGCTGTATGGCAAGTACAATCAGATGGGTGTGGAAGTCAGTGTCATCAGCACTGCATTCACGCATTATCGTTACGTCCTCATTTATGATGACGTTTTTCGATATATCTGGTTGAAGCGAGCCGGCTCGAGTGATAATTCACTCATCATGAGCTGGATCGCAGGAGAGGTCGCTCAGAAGTTTAAAATCGAGGAGGGTTATGAGAGGGAGCGCGTTGAATTCACCATTCATGTTGCCTACCAGTGTATTGTATCCGCTCGCCGCAAGGAAGCAAAGGTACAATACCCAGGGCAGAGTGTTGCATTCAATCGCGTCTTCTTTTGAGTCTCCGAGAACGTGGACGGGATAAGACCTATGGAAGCTTGTAAATTGTTGCCCACCGAGTGCAACGTCGACCAGCCATTCCGTCCATCGAATAGATTCCAGGGCCCAGTGCAGAACCCTCACTATCAAAATGGGGATATCGTATTCACTCATGATCCGCTGTATAGATCAGGAGAGTATTATACCCATTTTGGACCCTCATTTGCCCACACCGGCCAGTCCTACCACGTGGACGCCATCGGCATTAGAGGGGCAGTCAGGCGAGCGACTGCGGTGCGTGAACCCGAGATACCCGGTCTACACGAGCAGCTAGAGGCTAACCAGTACGCAATGCGCGAAACATATCGCGTCGCAATTGCCATCTGGTTGGAACACTTCCACAACGTCTTACGTCCTATCGTCGACGCTGTGGTTGACCCAGCTGCTCTATTCCATGATTGGGTGCTCACCGGTCCGAAGAAACTCCTCAAGAAACGAGCGTTTGTCGACGTGATTCACAATGGGCGTGCATTGCACCCCACCCTTGTGAAGCAAGTCGAATACAAATGTAAGGGGGGGGAGATTCTTAAGAGACTGGCATATTTGCGTGCCGTAGGGGATTTGACCACCCCAGGGTCACTAATGTGTGGTTTTTATATGGATATGGTTAAGAAGGCATTTGAAGCTCCGTTCGATTATAACGACGGACGCGCATGCTTTGTGAAACCTAATTTGGAGAAGTTAAGGGAAGTTTTTAC